GTCGAGGTGGACTACTGCGGCATGGGCGTGATGCTCGTGAAGGCAGAGGTCTACAAGAAGATGGAGTTCCCGTGGTTTGCCATCCCTTGGGTGCCAGCCGCAGAGGACTACATCGGTGAGGACGTCTGGTTTTGCCGCCGTGCTTCCGAGAACGGCTTCAAGACGATGATCGACCAAGACCTATCCAAAGAGGTCCACCACATTGGCACGTTTGAGTACAAGCACGAGCACACACTGATTGGCAGGGAATGAAATGAACTACACGCAGCTCAAGAGCAACATCGCTGATTTTCTGAACCGCTCAGACTTGACCGCGGTGATCCCCACGTTCATTGAGCTGGCAGAGTCCCAGATGGAGCGGCCACTGCGCGTGCGTCAGATGATTGCACGGGCCACGGCATCGGTTGATACGCAGTACAGCGCGGTGCCTGCCGACTTCTTGGAGGCCAAGACCTTCAAGATCACCAGCTCCAATCCCATCCAGCCCATTGAGTTCTTGACGCCTGAGCAGATGGACGACCGTGACCAGTTGTACGCCAACGCACCGGGCATGCCCAAATACTTCACCATTGTGGGTAACCAGATTCGTGTGTCACCCACGCCCGATGCGACATACACAGCCGAGCTGATGTACTTTGCCAAGCTGCCCAAGCTGTCCGACAGCGTGACCACCAACTTCTTGTTGACATCCTCTCCCGACGCCTATCTCTACGGGGCGCTTATGCAAGCCGCACCGTATTTGAAGGACGACGAGCGTGTCGCGGTGTGGGGAAATCTTTACAATACAGCCATTGAATCGATCAAGTTCGCAGACCAGAACGCAAGCGCAAGCGGACTGATCCGTGCGCGAGTGCATATAAAAAATGGGGGGTGATTAGCCCCCCATTGATTCCATTACTGGATAGTGCTGTTCAAGTCGTACACAGCGCCGTGGGCCTTTTCGTTCATGACCTTCAAGCCCCACTCAACCAAGAGCATGCGCTTCTCGGCGTCGCCGGTCTTGGCCAATTCCACGGTCTGGAAGGGGCGCAGGTAGGCGACCGATGCGTACTCGGTGTCCAAAACGAACACGTCACGCTCACGCTGGAAGCGGTTGGGGACAATGGTCACGTTGCCGAAGTCCGACACGTACACGTCAGCAGCACCGATGATGGTGGAAGGCTTGGCACCTTGCGCGTTGTAACGCTGTGCGGCGATACCAGTCATCTTGGACAGGTTCTGCTTGTTGACAGGACCGGCCATCACGACGGAGGGCTTGCCACCTTGCGTCCACACCTTCTGGATCACGTCCTTCAGCAAGGTCTCGCTGAAAGAGCGCAAGTCACCAGCGGTGGAGTCGGTACGAGCTGCGTCAGGGATGGAGGTGTACGAAGGATCGCCACCACCAGTGCCTTCGTTGGTGTTGGTCTTCAAGAATGCTTGAAGAGCACCAGTCTTACGGGCAGCGGAAGTGCTACCAGCAGCGGCGGCTTGGTTGGCCAGCATGGCGGTTTCCATGTCGCGCTTCAATTCAGCGCCGCGCTTGGCCATCTGGTAAGACAGTTCGCTGCGGCGACCGGCCTTGTCCACGGACTCCAAGGTGCCGGAGATGACCACGTCCTTGCGGCTGATCTGGGTGTAGTTGCCCAAACGCACGGTGGCGGTGGCTGCGGTGAACGAGGTGATGTCGTCGCCTTCGATCTGCGCGTTGGTCGAAACTGCGGAGGCCAAGTCGTCAGTCTGCCACTCGTAGAAAGTGTTCTTGACGTTCTCTTTGCCGACGTTCGACATGAACGGGGTCTCTTCAGGGCTGATCTGATAGATCACATTGGAGAGGTCTTCCCGCACGCCTTTGGCGTCAAAGCGGGTATAGGTGTTGGTGATTGCTGCCATTTTTGGCTCCTTAACAAGTTACAAGAATTTTTCAAAGAGGCTCGCCGCATCGCGGACGCTCCCCGTTGCCTTGAGACGCTGTTGAGCTTGCTTAATTTGACTCGACTGTGGTTTACCAGACGCTGCCACACCGGGCTTGGCGACTTTACCGACCGACTGCTGCGGCTTGATGCTCTGGCGCTTACTCATCAACGAGTCGTAGGTCGCGAGCTTGCGCAGCGCCAACAACATGCGGTGATCAGTAATGCTGTTCATCTCCTGCTCAGTCAATCCGATGGCCTTGCCTGCGTTGACCCAGTCGGCCTTGGCTTTCGCCGCCACCTTGGGGTCTTTCAGCTCAGGGGCCGCAGACAACAACAAGTCCTTCTCCTGATGGAGTCGTTCTTGCATCGCCTTGTGCGATTCCCTCTGATGCTCCTGTTGCAAACGCTGCTGCTCTGACTGGATAGCCATCATCTTTTCAGCGTTCACTCGCTGCATCTCGCGCTGTCTCACCCATTCGATGGGGTCTTCGTTATAAAGACGGTCCATATCGACATTGGGCTGCTGCGCGTCTTGCAGTTGGGCTTGCAGGGCCGTCAACAATTGAGAATACTGTGCTCGCTCGGTACGCACCGACTCCAGTTCTGCCTGAGCTGCTTTGCGCTCTTGGGCAAGTGCCTGTGTCTTGCGCGTGTAGTCCTCTGTGCGGCTGTAGCCCTTTTGCAGCTCTTCCAGCGTCACCTCAACTTCTTTGCCGTCAACTTTGACGGTGAACTTTGATGGCTGTTCCTGCTGCTCGGTTTCTTCATCCCCATCGGACTCTTCGCCTTCGGCTTCCTCGTCTGACGCGTTCTCCTCTTCAGACTCGTCTGCCTCGACGGATTCGGAGGATTGCTCCTCCTCCAGCGCCTCTTCTTGCTCTTGCTGTTCTCCCTCTTCCAAGGGCAGCATCGCTTCAAAGGCTGATGCAGCTTGCGCTGCGGTCATGGACTGCGAACTGGTTTGACCCGTGGTGTCGCTCATGTCTTTGATTCCTATGTTACTTCAAACTCATCCCCGTTGCACCTGCCGCTGCGCATACGTTGCGCGGTCGATGTAGGTCTGCAACTGGGTCTTGATGTCTTCAATTGCGGTGATGGCCATGTAGGCCTTCTCGCGCTTTTCGACTTCATCAACTTTACTATCTTTCCACTCGTTTGTGTAACGGTCTTGCAGTTCCTTTAACGCTTCGTTGAGCGTCGAGCCGGGACTCATCAGCTCTTCTGATTCGCGTCCCAGCTCCAGCGTGTCGTGCAGGTTGGCCATCAGACCACACCCTGATTCATTGTCTGCATGGCCATGCGGTCACGCTCGACTTGCACGTTGAGCTGCTGCTCGTTGATCACCGCGCCGTACTTCAGCTCCAGCTCGCGCAGCTTGATGAACTTGTCGATGTCCATCTTGTCGCGCTCACGGTCGTCGGCCATCTGCATCTTCTGCTGCTCAAGCTGCAGCTCGGCGGCTTTCTTCTGGATGTCGGCCTGAATCGACTGCACTTGCACCTGTGCCAGCATCTCTTCAGGGCTTGGCTTAGGTGGCTCTGTTGCCTGTGGTGGCTGGTAGTCTGCGGGGATTGCGTTGAAGAACTGGCTGGCGTCCTTGAACCCGGCAAGCTCGACCATCTTGCGCAGCGTGTTGGCGTACTGCGCAGGCGACACCAGCGGGTTCATTGGACCCATCTGCATCAGTGCCTGCTCTTGCTTGCCAGAGATCATGGCCAGCATCTGCATCTTCTGGTCGGTGTCTCCGGTGCCCATGCCCACGTTGATGGCCACGTCCATGGTGGCGTCCCACGAGCGTGGGTCAACCTGCACCCAGTCGTTGCGCAGACGGACCATGCGGGGCTTGTCTTGGTGCTTCACCGACAACTGCAGGATCAGCTTGAACAGCTTCTTCATGCCCTCGGCCAGCAGGCGCGTGGTCAGCTCAATACGCATCTGGCTGGCGCTCACCGTGGCGCTCACAGCGGCCTTGGTGCTGGACTGCAAGGCGTCGGCGTTCAGGCCCATCGACGCACGGCTCATGCCGGTGCGCTCCTCCTTGATGCTGTCCATGTACTCCAGCATCGGGAACGCGGCCTGTCCGACAAACGGCTGGGCCAGTGGCATCACCATGCCGGGTGCTCGCATGCGGATGATGGCACCCGTCTCGTTGTTGAGCACGTCGTCCATGTTGACTTGGCCCTCGACCACCGCAGTGCGCGGGTGGATCGATTGCGCCAAGCTGTCCAAGGTGTTGCGCAGGATGTCGCTCTTAATCTCCTGCAAGTCCTTGGTGAAGTCAAAGACGCTGTTGGCCTCAAGCGGCGACGTGTGCGGCTCGGGGTCGCACGGGAAGTCGGCAAAGCCAATCAGGTCGGCTGGCTCGTTGTTCACGATGGTGTAGCCCTCGCCCAAGCAGCACACCTTGCGCAGCTCAGGGATGCCGTCGCCGTCGTAGTCCACACGCATGTAGCCCTCGACGTACAGCGCACGCTGCATGGCCGGGTTGTGCGACTCGTTAATCGACCCCATGGTGGTGGTCGTTGGACGGCGGCGCAGGTACTCGTCGTTGTACTCAAAGTCCGTCGTGGAGATGTTCTCCATGATCAGGTCTTCGTCGTAGCCCATTTCCAGCAGCTCGGCCACGGTCGCCATCTTGCGGTGGCCGACAAAGGCAGCGGAGTCCAAGTCGCGTGCGTTGCGGTCGATCAGGAACTCTTCCGGTGGCACGCCCTCGATGTAAATCTTGCCCTCCTCAATCGTGCGCTTGACCTCGACGTCAAACAACTGAGGGACCGGCATCAACATCGGTTGGCCGGTCATGGGGTCCATGGTCAACTGAGGCTCGGCCACATCGGGGTCGTCGTACTGGGTGATCACGGTCACCACGGCACCCGGCTCCTGCTGGATCAGCATCACGGTGCCCTCGTCTAGCCCGGTGTACTTCTCGGTGCGAACGGTGGTGTTCTTGGCCCACCAAGCCTTCACGATGCCGCACTTTCGGACCAAGCTGTCCTTGAAGGTGCCGTACATCACCATGAAGCCGGGGTTGTCTTGGTTCAGGACGTAGTTGGCGTAGTCGCTCGCCTGCTCCGACGACTTGACGTCTTCGGGGCCACGGGGCATGAACTCGACCACGCGCTCGGAGCTGAAGAACACCCGCATGATGCTGGGCAGCATGGCGTTGACCGTGTCGCGCACCTCGGTGGCCACCACGCGGCTGTTGCCCTCCTCCTCGTTGCCGAACGGGTCGCCGCGGTAGTAGGCCGTGGCCTGAGCGCGGGACGGACTGAGGTCGGTGTCGATGTAGGTGACGGCGTCCTCAATCTCGGCAGAGACCACCGATTGGAAGTCGTGCTCGTTCATGAACAGGGCAGACGACTCGCCGGTCTCGTCCTCCTCCAGCTCGGTCACCTCGCGCTGGGCGTCCTCGGCCAGCTTCATGCCGTCGTCTTGGTAGTTCTCGTCCGTGTCGTACTTTTTCATGTTCTCACCACTTTACGTTGTTGGCCATCACTTGGCTTTTGCCTTGGCCATGCACTTGCCAGCGGCCTTGCACTTGCCCGGTGTTGGGCAACCGGCGCAGGGTTTGAACGACTTGATTGGGATCATCTTTTTGGTGGCCATGTTCATTTGCCTTTCTTGGCGGTTTTTGCCGAGGCCTTGAAGGCCGCAGCGGTTGGGGCACCCTTGGTGCCGGGTTTGCGCATTTTCTCCTTGGAGCCTTCTTTGATGCGCTCGCGCTTTGCCGCAATGTTTGCGTACAGACCCTTCATTTTTTGCCTTTCTTGGCCTTGGCCTTTTCAGCTACAGACAGGGCAATGGCCACCGCTTGCTTCTGCGGCTTGCCAGCCTTGACCTCTTTCTTGATGTTGGAAGAGACCGTTTTTTGAGAATAGCCCTGTTTGAGTGGCATAAGTTCACCTCGCTTGCGCGTGATTTTCGCACCTTTACGCCAGCCGTGGCACATTCCTTCGCAGGGGCTTGGCCCAGTTTTTTGAGCCGCCAGTGGAGCCGTACATGCCCGTGGCCGCGTCACCAGCAAACGTCAGGATCAAAGAATCGGCGCAGTCGGGTGATTTCAGGCCACGCTTCTTGATGTCCTCCTTGGACTCCACACGGGTCTTGCCGGTCGAGCTGAACGTGTACCGCACGGTGGCCAGCTCTGCCGTCAGTCGGCTGTCGTCGGGGATGCGGCAATCCCTTTTCTCAAACCACGCCTTGCACTTGTACCAAAGCTCGGCCTTCAGGTTGGCGTAGGTCTGGTTGGGTGAAAAGCTGGGGCTTTCGCTCACGTTGATGCCCACCGCAGGCAGGCCCAGCTCCTTCAGGCGGTCCACCACTCCGGCGCCCAGACCGATGCTGTCCACCATGATGGACTCGGGCTTCTCCTGCTCCTGCTGCGCCTCGTACTCGGCCACCACCGCGCCGGTCAGTTGCATCAGGTCCAAGTTGCGCCACACCCGGCTGGCCTCGGTCACCGTGTTGCCCCGTCGCTTGGTCAGGCTGGAGCTGTCCGAGCCAAACCGTGCCACGTCCAGCCCCCAGATCATGGGCGCGTACTTGGTCGGGGCCACGTCCCGGTTCTTTGCCGCCTCAATCAGCTCCATGGAGATGATGGTGTCGTCGTCGGACCGTGGAAACTCACCCAGCACGCGGATGCGGTACGCGTTGCTCTCCTCGCCGTACCGGCTCTTCATCTCCTCGACGTACTCAGTAGAAACCCTTGGTGAGTCCACGCACGACACCCGGAACGTCACCCAGTCGCTGGACAGTCTGTTGTGCGTGTCGTAGAAGAACCCGCTGGAGCGCGTCGGGTTGCCTAGCAGCAACGTCACCGCGTTGTGGCCGGACATCGACCCGGCAGCAGCCTCAAACACCTGCTCGGGCACGCCGGACGCCTCGTCGGCCACCAGCATCACGTTGTCCGAGTGGATACCCTGCAAGGCTTCTGGCTGCTCCGCACGCGACGTCCGTGCTGAGATGAACATCTCGTCCGGTGCGGCGTTGAACACAATGCGGTCCTGCTTGACCGTCACCAAGTCCTGCAGCGGTTGCGGCATCTGCAGCACCCACCGCTTCAGCTCCGCGAACATGGCGTCAAACAGTTGCGAGCTGGTCGGTGCGGTCACCACCACCTTGACCGGCGAGCGGGTCATGAAGTACCAGAGCATCGCCCACGCACTGGCCGTGGACTTGCCCACGCCGTGGCCGGACCTGACACTCACGCGCCGGCTGCCCTTGGCGATGGCCTGCAAGAACTTGATCTGCCACTTGTCCGGGGTCACACCCAGCACCTCGTCAACGAAGGCCACCGGGTTGTTCTGGTACCTCTCAACCCACTCCTCAAAGACGTTGCGTTTACTCTGTGTCATAGAAGTGCGGCTCCAAGTTGGTTCAGTTGCTCAGTACGACGATTTGTCAGCGTGGCTCGGTGGAGCGCCTCCAATACGGCTGGGTCCACCCTCTTGAACGGCCAGAATGCACTTGGCGTAGATGTGCTCAAGGGTGTGCCTGAGACGCAGGGCTTCTTCAATGGCCGCGTCCCGCTGGTTTCTGATTTGCTTGTTTTCATGCTGCAGGTCTGCGACCAGCAGGTCGAGTTCTCGTTCGTTCATCTTGTTCTCCAAATTCAATGATGTTGGTCAACCGGGTGATCCGCTCTTGGTGATATTGCGCCATGGACCGAGCGTACTCCTCGGCGCTGTGCGCCTTGAGCAGCTCGCGCCGTGCCTGCTCCAGCTCCTCTTTCACCATCTCCTCAGACGTCGGTGGCTGGAAGATGTGGATGAAGTCCGCAAAGATAGTCTTGATCATGGTGCTGGGCAGTCCTTCGGAATCTCGGCCACGCAATACACCGCGACGCTCGGGACCGCCCTTCCAGACACCCCATCGGTGTTGGCTGTGTAGCCGCTCACGTACACGTCCACCATGCTCTTGAGTACCGCACGCACCCGAGACGGTCCAAGGCTCAGTGCCGACGCGATCTGCGTCACGGTCTGCCCTTGGTGCTCTCGTAGGTGGTTTCGGATCACCTCGTCCGTGTGAATCGCCATTACTTGGCCTCCTCTTGTTGTTGTGGCATTAGGTCTTGGTCAAAGTACTGGCCCAGCATAAACGCCCCCAGTACCAGCAGAAAAACGGCGATGGTCTTCATACCGACGTCCAGAGCAGTGTGAACATAAACACCAAGCCGACCAGCGATGCAGCGAACAAGATGTAGATGATGATGCCGTGCAGCTTGTCCCAATCAATCATGGTTCTTCTCCTTGAGTTTTTTCTCGGCCCACCAGACAGCGGACTCAAACGCTTGCTTGTCCACCCAAGACTCTTTCCAGCCCTGCTCGATGTCCTCGTCCGTCAGCCCCACCCACTGACGCTGGTGTGCGTACTCTTGTGTGTCGTCGTCGTCCATCATCGCTTCTCTCCCCACAGCATCCAGCCCACGATCAGGCCGAACGCCGCGCCAAAGGCCAGCGACAGAAGTATTTGCAGTGCTTCAGTGGTCATCGCACCACCCCCACTACAACAGCCAGCACACCGCCACCGATGGCACCCAACACGATGCCCAGCCACAGCGCGGCCCAGTACTTCATAGACTTGCGCCATGCGCTTG